CCGCAGCAAGGTATCTGTTACCCTGCCATCGGCTCCAGTTCCTTTCACAAAATCTGCCCACCTGATTAGAATGTCAACAAGTTCCTCATCACCTTCTCGCACCTTGCCTTCCCTAACCGCTTCCACGTATTCACCAATTTCTGAGACAATCAGTAGCATTTTCTGCATCTCAAAAGCCTGCTTGACCGCTTTTACCTCATCATCAGTAAACCCCATGGAAAGCATCTTATCCAGCACTTGCCTTTCCATATCCCAAAAACCATTGCCATAAGCAGTTTCGTGTGCTTCGTGTATTAGCTTCTTAATCTCCACCGCAACCACCCCTTTGCAACCCAATTCCTGTTGCCTTAACCAATTCAATGGCCTGTGCATCATTGAAGCCCCTGGCCCTCAGTTCCTGGTAATAAAGCCAATTCATCTTGGCAGCATGAACGGTAAACTGAATAATGGCCTTTTCCGCTTCCTGCATTTCCCTGATTACATCATTCCAATCTTGTCCAGACAATTTTCAATCCTCCTTCCTCTTTGGCTTGATTGAAGCTCAAGCACTTCCACATCAACACACCAACGAATCCTGTCCATTATCAACCTGTCAATTTCCAGCCTGAATTGTTCCCCTTCTTCCGCATGCCTCACCCCGTCATCCACCAGGGGAATGTTTGGTGGCACATATATAATAAGGTCATATTTCCTTAACCTGTGCCATGCAAGGTTGCTATATGCAATCTTAACTGCCCAACTATCCCCTGAGCCAATGCCATACCTGTAATAAATGTCATAATCCAGTGTGGCCCTGTCCGTTATAAACTTGTCGCCTGCTTCTTCCTCCATATTCACCTGCCTTCGCAAACCTTCCCACTGCAGTGTAGAAAACAACCCCCGTTTGTGGGCATCTGAAATTTTCTCCAGCCCCAGGTCTGCTGCTGCCCTTCGCAACTGTTCACTAATAACCACATATTCTGGCAGGCGTTCTGCCAAGTCATAAAGCAAAGTGGTCTTGCCCGTGCTATGTGTTCCCGTCAATGCTATTTTCATTCAATCACCTCCCCTTCAACTGCAGGATTGGGGCATTCAAAATCTTCTGGTGTTAAAGTTACAACCCTCATTGGCAACCCCTTATTCCCTGCCCTTCTTCGCATAAAGTTCCGCATGGTCTTCCTGTCATAATAAAATGGCATTGCCTCAACCTCCTTATTTGTAACTTATGGCCTCCAGTTTCTCCCCGTCTGGCCCGTAAAACATTTCTGTCCTTATGCCAAGTTCTGGAATTGGTCTGCCCACCTGACAAAGAGGATTTGTTGCTGTCACGTGGTCAAAGCCCAACTTCACCCCACCTTCCTTGTGCTCAACAAGCTCTATTGGTGGAAAACCTGCCTTAAAAACCATGGCAACCCTGGCCCCTATGCTTGGTATATAGCCATAATCCCTCACTGCAAAATCCAGCCTCTCATAGAACCTTTGGCTTGCCTCCATATCACTCACATTCACCGCAACGTGTGGGAAAAGTGCCATTTTACATCACCCTTATTCTGGCAGCATAAACCTTTCCCATCTGGTGGCTATACTGCCCTGTAATTACCATAATGTCATCCTCACCAATGTTTTCCAACATTTCCCTTATGGTTTCATCCGCATACTTGTGCCTGTTGATATTCACCGTTACCGTTCCTGTTTCGTCTGTCAACTCCAGGTGAACATAAACCGTATTTTCTGGCCTGTCTGTAACTTCTGCCTCATAATCTTGGCCCTGCACCAGAAGAAGTTTCCGCAAATTGGTGAATTTGAAGTTCTCTGGTTTTCCTGCAATTCGCACCATTTCATCTGGCACAATATCAGCAATTTTATCCCTGGCAGGCACAGCTTCCAACTTCTCCCTTAACCGTTCCAACCCCAAAAAGTCAACTGGTTCATCCTTTTCCTCAAAGGCTCCATGGCCTTCTAAAATAGCTTTGGCCTTGCCTTTGGGAATCTCACCATTTTCCAACTTTTCTGCTCCTTTGGGGCCAATTCCTTTCAGGCTCAAATAACCTGCCCTCAACCCCTGCTTTTCTCTATCAATTGTCCAGTTCGCTTTGCTCTTGCCAAACTTGACCCCGTATATTTTTCCTCCTTTCCGCACATATTCCCTTAAAATGGCCTTATTATCTGGTTCCACAACCATATTGGCCCAATAAAACTCCAAGGGATAATGCTTCTTCAAATACATGGTATAATATGACAGGGTTGTGTAGCTTATGCAGTGGGCAATATTAAAGCCATAACCACCGCTTTTACCAAACCGTTCCCAAATCTCTGCTGCCAGTGCCTTATCTCCTTGAAAGTTCTCAATAAACTCATCCCTTACCCTGTTCAAAAAGTCAATGTTTGCCTGTTCTTCTGCCCTGCTTTTCTTGACCCTATACTTGGAAATATACTTCCTGACAAGCCCCACATCTTCCCAACTGATGTTGCCAAGTTCCCTCAGCAACTTCATAATCTGCTCCTGATATAAAATCTGCCCTTTGGTGTAGCCCGTGTGCTTCTCAAAACCTTCATGCAAGAATTCATATTCATCATTCACATATGCTTCTGTGGCCCCTGTCTGCAGGGGAATCGGCCTGGAAAGAGCATTGACGTTACCAAGCTCCATAAAATCCCTTGGCTTCACCTGGGAACAAACCCTTCGCACCGTTCCACCTTCAAACTGGAATATGCCCTCCAGGTCGCCATCACAAAAGCCCTGGTATGTTTCTGGGTCATCAATTGGCACTTCGTTATAAAGCCAATGGCTGTCCTTGCCAATTTCCTTCAAAATATAATCAATAACGGTCAAACCCTTCAAGGATAAAATGTCCAACTTGATAAAGCCCAAATATTCTGCATCCCTGTAGTCAAGCAAAGCAAGGTCATCCCTGCCAACCGTGATAAAGTTCCTTAAAGGCTCATTTGCCACAATCATGCCTGCAGCATGCAGGGTAAACTGCCTCATCATGTCTTCCGCTTTGGTTACGTGTTCCAATTCAGGCCAATATTTTCTGATAACATCTGGCACTGGAAGGTCTCCACCTTCGTCTTCAAGTTCCTTTTTGGCATTTTCAACTTCCGTTTTGGGAATGTTATAAACCCTTTGCATATCATCCATCAAAGCCCTTGGCTTCAATGTGGAATACCCTGCTATATTGGCAACCTTGTCCATCCCGTATTTCTCCTGCACATATTGCTTAACCTCATCCCTTCTGTCATGCTGAAAATCCAGGTCAATGTCAGGATAATCAAAACGGTTTGGGTCAATAAACCTCTCCAACAAAAGCCCCCACCTGATTGGGTCAACTTCAGTTATTTCCAGGAGAAAAGCCACCAGGGAACCTGCCACAGAACCCCTTGCTGGCCCTACCATGATGCCCTGGTCTTTGGCCCACTGCACCATGTCAGCAACCATGAGAAAATAGTCCTGGTAATCCTTTGACTTAATCAGCTCAAATTCCTGGATTGCCCTGTCTCTGTATTCCTCCCAATTTTCCTTCTCCCCAAGCCTTCTTTTTCGCCAACCCTCTCTGCATTTTTCCACCATGACTTCATAAGGATTTTCAATTCCGCTTTTGACTGGCTCGGTCTTAGGAAGCTCATAAGCCTCACACAATTTGGCAATTTTGGCTGTATTTTCCACAGCCCCTGCAGGAGAACCCCAGGCCACCATTTCCTCCCCTGTAGCCAAATAACACCTGCTGTCCATTAATCCTGCCTTCTTCTTTACCCTTATTGAAGTTAAAAACTGCTGCACCTGTTCATCCCCTGGCTCCAGGTAATGCACATCATTGGTGGCAACCAATTCAATTCCAAGTTCGTGGGCCAATTTTATAAGCCCTTCATTGGCTTTTTGGCTTTCCTCCAGTTCCAATGGCTGTATCTCAATAAAAAAGTGTTCAATGCCTGCAGCCAATTTTTGGGCAACCTCTCTGGCCCCTTCCATATCATCTTCCAGAATCCTCTTGGTAATTGGCCCTGATAAACAACCACTCAATACAATGAGCTGTCCACTATTGGACAAAAGGTCGGAAAGCCTTATCGTTGGTTGGTAATAGAATCTTTGCTCCGTATAAGCCAAATTTGTGAGCCTGAGAAGGTTTCCATATCCTTCCCTGTTCCTGGCTAATACCGTCAAGTGCTCCTTTTCCCTCTGGCCTTCCTCTCCAACATAGAATTCACAACCATATATTGGCTTAATCCCTGCCTTTTTGCAGGCCATTTCCAGCTTGGGATGAGAAGAAGTATGCCCATGTTCCGTTATGGCAATGGCCTCATGTCCCAACTCTTTGGCCTTTTTCACATATTGCTCTGGTGTCCCAACGCTGTCCAAAACACTAAAAGTTGTGTGGGTGTGCAATGAAACATATTTCACAATCCTGCCCCCTTTATTACCTCTTTATTCCAAACCTTTGCATCAATAGGTGGTTTTAAATTATAAAGTTTTACACAAAGACTGCCATAACTTCCTTTAAGCTCATTCCAAGCCTCTTTTTCTGAAAAATCAGCTAATCCTCTGCCATATTCTCTGGCAAGCCTTTTTGCCCCCTCTTTCCCATCATACATGCAACCTGCAGCCATTAAATTATGCCAGTTTGAAATAATTGATTGATAAACTTTATTTGTGTATTCATTGGCTGTTCCAATCAAATTAATCACTCCTTCTCCAAAGGACAAAATTTTGGTGGTTCATCCATTACATTTCCAATTTGCAACCTGTCTCTTTCTGGGTGTTCACAAACCCAAACTGCTTTCCCTAAATACATGAAATAATGCCTGTATGGGCAATTATAACACATTTTAATCCTTATAACTCTTGGCATTTAATAACCTCATTTTTTTTTATAAACAACCAATCTTTCCTGCCTTCCAAATTTTAAAGCCTCTTGCCTGCTCTCAACTGCCACATCCCAATCCCCTGGGCCAATGGCTCCACCCCTGTCTGTTACTTTTCTCCACCCAAAGCCTTCAATCCAAACTTTGGTTCCTATTGGCACATCTGGCCCTGCTGCCACCGTTTCACCTATTACCACCTGTTCTCCTGAATATGTTGTGTTTGGGTTGCCCTCATAGCACATTCCCTCAACTGCTGTGGGGCAAAGTGGGGCATAGGTTGTGATTTCTCCTATGCCCACACTCCATCTTTCTTCCAGGCTTTCCACCCGTTCCTGCAACTCTTGCAGTTCATGCACAAGCCCCTCTTTTTCTTCCACCAATCCCTCAATAATTTCATTTTGTTCCTGGATAACCTCTGCTTGCTCTTTTATGGCATTTTCAATGCTAACCATTCCCCCTGCAAGCAAAATTACCACAACTGTCATCACCAAAACCGTTCTCATAACGTCTGCTTCCCTCCAAATGTTTGTCAATTGCTTGGGTTAAAGCTGATTCTCCATCAACTTTCATAACCTCATTCGCTATTCTAAGCAACTCATTGCTATCTTTCAACTTCCTGGTCATTGCTTCCAGATTCAATTTGCTCCCTCCTTGGGCATGGCCTGTCAAAAATGCTCTTAAACCCGCATTTGCCATGTCTTTCGCAGTAAGGCTTCAAAAGCCCCGATAACACAGGATGAACCTTGCTGTAAATTTCCTGCTTCATTTGTCTGATAACGCTTTGCCAATGTTCTTGGCTTTGTGTGCAAAGCCTTACCTCTGCCACCCCCATCAAGGTCTTCAGGTTATACTTGACCCCAATGTTGGTCATGATATTTATTGGCAAAATCCCCCTGGCATCCTGGGTTGAAGCCCCTGCCTTTATCAACTTTTCATAAGCAGTTTGAATTTCCCTCATTGCACTCATGTAAACCATCAGCCTGTGGTCATCCTCATTGATGCTTGGCCCAATATCATACTTGAATTGCTCCCCTTCCTTGGCAACAAACCGCAGGCTTTCCTGGGAATACATGGCTCCAATTCTTGTCCTCACCATCTGGTGGGTTAATGCCCTGGGAACCCCTTCCACCTGGAAAATAAAGTCAACCGCTTCCAGTGGGCCACCAATATTGGTCTTTTCCAGTTCCATAACCGTTTCAATGGCTTCGTTCCTGCCCGTTACTTCTTCCAGGTCTGTTATAATGTTGCCCTGCATGTTTTGGGCCATGGCATGAATGGTTTCCACAGATTGCCTTGTCCAGCTAATCAGAGTCACGTTCATCTCGCATCATCTCCCCAATCTTCATCATTCTTTGCAGAACCATCAAGTGTGCAATCATGCCGTCTTGGCCTTCCATTCGGTTCACAACCTTGACTATTGAATCAACCAAAGCCTCCAAACTGTTCAGCATGCCAGAAAAGTTATTGCTGCCAATTACAACTGTTCCATCACCTTCGCTGTAGAGCACAGTGAAATCCCTTTTGATTGTTCTTTCTTCCCCTGTTCTCAGGTCTCTGATAACAAGTTCCAACTGTTCTTCTGCTTCCTCACCCTGCACAAACTTTACTTCTTCCATGTTTAAAACCTCCTTATCCTTGTTGTTGGCCCGCATCCAATCTAAGGATGCAGCCTGTTGCATAATCCCCTTTTTCCAGCACAAAGTGAACCCAATTTGCCAATTCCTCTGGGGTCATACCCCTCTTGACAGGTATGTTCCTGTTCAGCATTTCATTTGCCTGCTTGTGGCTTATCCCCCGTTCTCTGGAAAGGTCTTCAATGGTCAGGGAATCCATTCTTGTATAAACCCTGCCAGGAGCAATGGCTGTTACCACCCACTTGTCTGCATCAAAACTGTATTGATTCAGCTCCCTGGCTGCACACCTGATAAAGTGGTTGGCTCCTGCTTTGCTTGCTCCATAGGCAAAGCTGTGGCTTTTGGCAATTTCTGCTGTGTCACTTGTTATTGCCAGGAAAACCTTCCTGGTTCCGCTTCCATCATACCTTCTGACATATTCCCTCAACAGCAAGAAGTTCGTTATCAGATTAGCATTCAAGGTTTCCTTGAAATTCTCCAGTTCATAATCTGGCAAGGCTCCTAAAAGGTTCAACCCTGCACAATTCACTACCGCATCCAAATCTCCTTTGATTTCCAACCAATCAAAGAACCCAATAACTTCATCTTCATCATCAGCATAAAGCCCCATGGCATCTTCATTGGAATACAAATCTGCAGCAATTACTTCATGGCCTTCGTGTCTCAACTTTTCAGCCACCGCATGCCCTATATTGCCTTTCCTTGCTCCAACAACCAGAACCCTCATTATTATTCGCCTCCCTTGGCCTTTTGCTTATCGGTTGCTTTGTTGAGAATGTCCATCATTACCTCCAGCAGAATCCTCTGTGCAGTTTTGGCTTTGTTTTCTTCTGCAATGCCTTCCTCTTCCAAAATTTTCTCAATTTTCTCCAAGATTCCTGGCTTCACAGTTCCACCTCCTTTTTGATTTTCTACCTTATTATACCGTTTAAAACCTTACTTTGACCCCACCTTTTTCACCTTTTATCAAAATTCCCCAAATAAATATTTTCACCGCTTAACCACCAAGCTCCATCAAGCTGCAGCACCATTTGCCCAATTTCTTCTGGTGTCACACAGTGCTTATAAAGCTCCTTAACCTGTTCCTGGTTAAAGCCCCTTTCTCGTTGCAATGCAGCTTGCACTTGCTTGGTCATAGGTGTTCCCTTTACGTTCCCTGGGTGAAGCCCAATGACAACAAATTCTCTGCCATATTTAAGCCAAAGGTCATGAGCAATGCAACTGATAAAGTGGGCAAGCCCTGCCTTGGCTGCACAGTAAACCGCATTATTGGTGCCATGCTTCCTGCTCCAAAGGGAACCAATATGAATAATGGTCTTAGTGCCAGTAGTGCCTGCAGTCTGCTTAACAAACTCTGAAGTCATCCTTATGGCCCCTATTAAGTTAATGTCAACAAGCCTTTCTACCTTCCATTTCCAGTCATCTGGTTGGCTCGTTCCTGTTGCACCCGTGCAATTTACAAGAAGTTTTGCATCAAAATTAAAAGGCTGTGGCAAAGGCTCATATCTTATATCCCAATCTTCTGTGGGCAACCCTATCGCATAACCGTTATCAGCCAAAACATTGCATATCCCATTTGCTATATTGCCTGCTCTAACCTTTGTAAGCATGGCCTGTCGCATGCTCCATCACCTCCTGCAAGCTGTCTGTCCTTATCACAAGCCCGTTTAATTGGGAATCCTTATTATATGGCCTGGTTATAAGATAACAGGGAACCCCCAACCTTGCCACCTGATTGGCATTTTTGGGCATGTCCTCTACAAAGAATTCAACCTGCCCTTGAAATTGGTTAATAAGGGTTTCCTCCTTATTTTCACTAAATAGAACCATGTCATAATGCAATTCGTTGCTTTTAAGCCACTCCATTGTGTCAGCAAAAATCCGCTTATATTGCTGATATGGCCTTGCTGTCAATAGCACAACTGCATAATCCTGTTCCCTGGCCCAATCCAAAAACTCCTTGGCCCCTTCGCACAGGGGAATGAACCGCTTCTGGCCCGTTTGCCTGTATTTATCTTTTAATTCCAGCCCTTTTTCCAGGGGAATGCCCAAGGATTCATAAATATTGTAACTTGTGACATCCTCCAACATGTAATAAGTGCCAAGTTCTTCATTAATAAACTGCACAAAGCTCCTTGGGTAATCGGCAAGAACCCCGTCAATGTCCACCCCGATAACTTTCTTACCGCTTTCCTTAATATTGTTCTCAATTTCCTGCTTGTGAAGCTGCTCCACAACCGCACTTTTTCTCCAATATTCCTGCTCAATTTCCTCTGGAGAAAACCCGTGCAACTGGGCCAAACACATAAGGTATTTCAAACAGTCCACCAATTCCTCCAGGGTATTGCTCCTTATTGGCTGTTTATATTCGTTCCTGTGGATTTTCCAGTCCACTGTTTCCAGAAGTTCACTTATCTCCCTGTGGAGTGCCAAACAATAGAAGTTATTCCACTTCCTGAATTCGTGCAAATCCTTGAAAACTTGGTCAATATCAACCAACTTGGCATTGAATTCCTTTTGGTCATGCCACATTTTTTCAAAGTTCATCACGCAAACCTCCTTAAAGTTTCATAATAGGCATGGTGGGCCAAATAGCTTCGTTTCCAGGTTCCATACCTTCCCATCAACAGCAGCTTTCCTTGGTATTCTTCTGGTAGCACAAAATCTGTGTCAAATATCTTGTAAGTTTTGCTGCCTGTGGGAAATGGCCTTGCCAGTTCCATGTTTTCCTCACCAAAAATCCTGCTGGCCCTATACCAAGGAGACTTCATGTTTACGTTATACACAACAAAGTTCGGCTTGCTTTGGAATACTCCTTCAAGTGCTGGCAACCGTTCAATCAGGCCAACCTCTTGCTTTGGGCAATTGGCCTCTGGGAATAAAGCCCAAAGGGGAATGGTTGATATAACCCTGTCAAAATAGAAGACAAGCTCATCCAATATTTCACTATCTGCTTCCATTTTCACTATTTTATGCCCGTGCCTTATAAGCAGTTTCTGGTGAGCACCTTCCATATCATAAACAACTTCGTAGGTCTTCAACCGTTCCATGGAATTGTTCACAGGCAAGCCAACCTTTTCAGCATATTGCTCATGTGGCAAGGTTCCAATTCTTGGGTTGTATCCTGCCACAAAATTGAAGACAACCCCTCTTCCCAGATTCATGCCACATGCATCATGCAGGTAATGCAACCCTGCAAAGCCTCCCCCTGGTTTGGTTGGCTCCCTGTCCATTATCTGGTAATCAATACCCAAAGTGTGAAGTGCCTCTGCTGCCAACAGGCCCGTTATTCCTGCTCCCAAAATGCCAACTTTAATTCCCTTCATCACTGCCCCACCTTCCATTTCTGAGAATTTTGATAAACATTGGCTGCTTGGTGTAACCCCTGCTCCCCTTGCTTATCATGCCATTTTTAGCCAAAAACTTCAAATAACGTCTAACCGTGGCACTGTCCAGGTCGCACATGTCTTCCAAATCCTTGGCATTGATATAATTGTTCATCAAAAATACCTTGGCAACGTCTGGATTTTGCTCCAAAAACTTGTTTATGCTCTCTTGTGCATCTTCTGCCATCTTTTCCTGCTGTCTAATCTGGTAGCTCAAATCATAATAACCTAAAGACTGTTTTCCATAAACTTCCCTCAAATAATCGCATGCAAATTGCACATGTTCCTGCTTAACCAAAACCCTTTCCCCGTCATCGGTTGAAAATGTCCTGCATGCCACCGCAACTGCCATTCTTGCCAGTTTAATCCTCTGGTTGGCCCCTTCTACCAGGGGAACCTGACTTGTGTATTCCTTTGCCATTTTCTTGGCTTCCTGCAAGATTGCATCAATTGCATCATCCTCAAAATGAATCTGTTCTTCTGTTCTGCTCCAGGCCCAAAGAACCAACTGCTTGCAAAGGTCAAAGGTATAAACGTGTGGAACCCTTCCAATTTCGGTTGCCTTCCTGTTAATTAAGTCCATACTGACTTCTTCGCTCGCACAACTCACCGCAAACTCAAATCTGGCAACATCTTCGTTCTTACCAATCAACTGCTGGATTGCTTCCACTCCGTAACTATACTGGCTTAAAGCCTTCCCGTCTCTGGTATTGCTTACCCAAAGCAACCTTGTTCTGGCATGTGTTCTCTCCTGGTGGATTTTCATAATCTCTGCCACCCCGTCTGACCGCACCCCTGACATGTTGGCAATGCTATCTTCAGTTAATCCGCTTGCTTCGTCAATTATAACCAATCTCCTGTCATTTATTGGGATTTTGCCCCAGGATACATACCACCGCTTTTGAATTTGCTGCATTCCACCAATAAGTCCTGCAAAGCTCGTATTTTCGCCTGTGACAAACTCTCCCAACTTGTAGTGGTTCATCATGGTCTGGGCAGTTTCGCTTTTTCCCGTTCTGGTATCACCAATTATCAAGGCTTCAATCCAGCCCCGTTTGATGAATTGGTCTTGGAACCTGAATGCCAAAACGCTGTGGTAAACAAGGTCAACTGCTGTCATAATGTCCTGTCTGCCATATATGTGGGTGACATTGTTTTCAAGGTCATTGTGTATTTCCTGGAATTTATCCCTTACTGTCTGCCCTTCCTTGGGCTGGAAAGCCTTCAACCGTTCAAACTTCTGTGGGGTCATCTCAAAGGTTGCTATGCTGTCTTGGCTCGGCTCGGCATGGCTTATCAAGTGGGTGACATATTGGTTTCTTGGGTCTGTTACCGTAACCCCCTTCATATTATAACTTTGGTTTGCCTGCAACCCGTGCCCAACCACATAGGCAACCCTGGTTGTATATTCCCTGGTGGCTGTGGAAAAATCAAGTTCTGGTTGAAGCATAACCTCTTCCAGATTGCCTTTCTCTTGCACCTGTTTGGCAAAGGCAGAGCAATTTTTGGGTATCCCTGCCCTTTTCTTTATCACTCCTTTTTGTTGGGCATCAGAGCAGTCTATTAGCTCTAAGAGGATTCTGTCCTCATCCTTGAAGCCAATGCTGGCATCTCCGCCCATCATCCCAACCGCACATGCTGCACAGGTCTTCCCGTCTGGTGTGCAATTTATGGTTATTTGCTTGGGATAACCATAAGGTGCTGTATCTTTGCCTGAGACAATGACATCCATTTCAATCCGCTTCCCTATATAATCACTGTGGCTTGCCTGGGATAAATGAACCCTTTTGGCTTCTCCGCTTTCTTCTGTTTCCTGAACCTTCTCTGGCCTGAATACAGGTGTTTTCTCAATTATGGCATCCAGGTCTTCCTTAGAATGGCCCAAAGCCACAAAGAAGTCTGTTATATCCCCATCTGGTGGGTCAAGTATTGGCAGCTTTATAATCTTTATTTCTTCCGCATACTCGTGCAACTCCTGGGCAACCTTTTCTGCTCCCTGCTGCCCTGCTTTGTCAATATCATAACAGATTCTCACTCGTTTACCCTCAAACCATTGGCTCCAGTGTTTCCTCCAGGTGCTGGCTCCACCTGTGGAAGTTATGGCATTATACCCCATCTGATTGGCAAGCAAGGCATCCATTTCTCCTTCAACAAGCATAACTTCCTTCTCCTGCAGATTCTCTATTGGATAAAGCCTTGCTGCCCCAGAACCATGCTTATAACTTATCATCTTGGCCTTGCCCTTTTGTTCTGGTGCATACCTCCTTATATTTACGCAACCACCGTGCCTGTCATAAACAGGTATGGTAATTCTTTCCACGTCATACCCCAACTGGTATTTCTCCAGGGTTTCCCTGGTCAATCCCCTCTTGTTTAACAAGAATTGCTGCATCTTTGGACTGTCCAGCAGGATTTTTTGAAACTTTCTAATTGTTTTTTCTGGTATATATTCATCTGGAATTTCATCATCCACTTGCACCTGCTTGCCTTCTTGCTCCTTCTGGGTCTGTGGCCTCTTTCCCAGTTCTTCCTCCAGTTCCTTCACCATTTTGGCAAATTCCTTCTTCTCATAACCTTCCATAACCCTGTAAAACTCATATTCATCCCCACCTATATCACATGCATGGCAATAAAATTGGCCCGTTTTAAGGTTGATGCTCATGCTTTCAACTTCGTCATCGTGCCATGGACAAAGAACCTGACATTCCCCTTGCTCATTCGGTTCCAATTTTGTGAAGTATCTGCTGTAAAATTCTGTGGCCCACTTCTGCCTGTCCAATGGTTTCACCCCTCCCCTTGGCAAAATTAAAGGGAAGGGGAATAATCCCCTTCCCCCAAAAGCTCAACCTTAATTAAAACGGAACATCTTTGTTTGTTTGGTCTTTGCTGACTTCCTGTTCCTCTCCCTCAAAAGGCCTGATATCTTCCACTGTCTCAACCGTTTCGCCTTTCCGCTTGCCTTCTTTGGCAACCCTGTGCTCAACCACTGCAATGCACTTCTTGCCAAGAATTTCATCAAAGTCCACTTCCACAACGCTTTCTGGAATTTCCAGGCCAAAGGTTTCTAAGGTTTCCTTAATCTTCCACATGGTTTGCTTCATGACAGGCAGGTTGTAGAATAGCTGCCTTCCTTTGTGTTCCCCTTCTGCTACCTTCAAAATTAGAACATACATGTCATCCCCGTTTCTGGTCTGCCTCAAGTCAACATCAAAGGCATAACATGTGTATTCGCCCTGGGGAAGCAGTTCAAAGGTATTCACTCCGCTGAAATCCATTTTAGCTTTCATACTTTTTTACCTCCTTAATAATTTCATCAATATATTCTGGTAGCTCCACAGCACCATCAGTAACCTTGTTGAAAACATGGCATGCTGTGGGGTCTTCCATCCCCAATCCCAGTTTACCGCTTCTATCCTTGGCAAAATACTTGCCCTTGGGCTGAGTCAACATTTTCCTTTGGGGAAAGCCCTGCTCATCCTCAGTGGCAAATAAATAGCCAATTACATCCACATAACCTTCCACATCCCTTGCCAACTTTGGTGTCAGGTGTGGCCCAATTTTGACACTGCCATCCGTTTCATCCTTGTCTTCTGCTGAAAGGCAGGTGAAAACCACATTCATAGGCAGGTCTCTGTATGCCCTTACCAGTTTCCGCATTTGTTGGGTATTTTTGCCATAATCCTGCAGGATAGGCATATCCCTGTCATACTTCTCATCACGGTTTGGGTCATTTAAAATCTCATCCATGCTCTTTGCCCGTATCTCGGAAAGGCTGTCCAGAACCACCGTTTTCCTGTCATGGTCTCCATCCTTCAAATACCAGTAAAGCTCCTTCAGTTCTTCAATGGTAAGGGCATCAATGGTCTGAATGTCCAACTCCTTATGGTATTGCTTGAATTTGTTCAGGCAAAGCAACCCACCTTCCATGTTGATAATCAGTGGCTTTGGAGCAATGGCAGCAAAGGTTGTCTTCCCCGCCCCTGCATAAGCATGCACCAAAACTTTGGCTGTAACTGGCACATCTTCAATTGGCTTAATTTTACCCTTTAACTGCTCAATAATCTTCTTGTCCATGCTCTTTCCTCCTTTTGGTTAAAATTTCACTTCTCTGGGAACATATTCCTTATTAATCACATCATAAATGAGCATTCTCACCTCCCCCTGTCTTTTTAGAGCAACCATGGTTGCCAGGATATTAAGCACCATGTTGCCACTTAACAAAATCCAATCTTCTGGCTGCAGGTTTCGCATTTTCTCCTGGAATTCAGCATAAAGCCTTTCTGTATTGAAAATGTTGACTTTTCCCTGGGTCAAGGGAACCAATTCGCCATATTCTTCTGCTGCCTCAAAATTGTGCCCTGATTCATTCACCACCCAAACCCTTGGCATTCAACCACCTCCACTTTATTATACCGTTTTGAACCCTATTTTGACCCCAGAAAATTCAATTTTTTATAAGTTTCTGTGTCCAACCGTTTCTTCTCCATGATGCAAAGCTCTTTAAATTCACAATCCCAGGAGCAGTCATGTGTGGCATTCCTGAATATATGGCCCCTTGCTTGCCTTATATCTTGGGCTGAAAGATAAAGCTCCTTGCCAATTTCCTTTATTTCTTCTGGTGTTCTCTCCACCCTGTGCCTCTTGAAAAATGGTCTTTCCCGTTCCTTAACCACTTCCAAAATGTCCTGGTAATCATCTGGATTAAGGTTGTGCTCCTTAATGGTTTCCAGATAGGTCTGCACATCTGTGTCAATGCTTTTGTCCTTGCTCAAGGTTCCATTTTTGAGCAGCCTTGGCTTGGTGGGCAGCTTGGTTCTAATAAGGTTGAACATAATCCCGTTCACTGGGCCACCTAAAAGGCTGCAAAGTGCCCAAAGATAACCGTTGGCCTGTTCATCTAAAACAAGCATTTCCTCATAGCTCTCCAGGTCTCTGCCCGTAAACTTGTGGTCAACAAGCCAAATCCTGCCCATGTCATCTTCAACAATAAGGTCAAGCACTGCATTGAACCTCTTGTGGCTCCTGGTTCCCTTGGGTGTGGGAATATTGGCATCCACCTTTTCTTCCACCCCGTAAATGGCAAAATTGTCCTCCTGCTCATACCTGTCAATATACCTCTGCACCAACTTCTCTGCCATTTCCCTGGTTTCCTTAAATTCTTCCACCTGTTCAAAGAACATATCCTTGGTCTTGTGTTGCCAATATTCCTGGCTTGCTTGCTCCAGGTCTTCCCCTTTGTAATATGCCTGCAGCAAGGCATGCCCGTATTCCCCCAGGTCAATTTTGGGTATTCGTTCAATTGGCCTTAACCCTTCAACATACCTGTAATGCCACTTCTGTCTGCACCGTTTCCAAGTCTTCATTTGAGAATAGCTTATGTCCAATCTGCTCATTCGTTAAAACCCTCCCAACTGATACATCAATACCGTCAAGAAGCCAAAGCCAAAGGCAGTCAACCCCAAAAAGCCATCTTCCTTGGCAATCGCTCCAAACACAAAAAGAACCGTAAACAAGCCAAAAACTGCCATCATTAAAGTGCTTAAAATCATTCCTGCTCATCCTCCTTTTTGGGCAATTCTTTCAGCACATTCTCAATTCCCTCAATCTGGTGCATCAACTCATCAAAGGTTTGCTTGCTGATTTCATAGGCTCCATAAGCCCTGCCAACCCGTTTCCGCAAAGATGCTATTTCTTCCAGCCCTCCTTTCCGCAAACTTTTCAATTTTTTCACCTCCTTTCTACTATATTATACTATAAAAACCCCGTTTTTGACCCCACTATTTTGGATTTTAAACAAAAAAAAATCGGGAGCCAAGCCAACCTATGCTTGGCCCCCAAAAAGCTCCGTTATGTCCAATTCTTTGCCATTTATGATTGCTTCAAAGCTCTTGGCCTTGGTTGCCAGAAGGTTCTCTATATGCTGCTCAACCGTATTCTTGGCAACAAGGTTGATAATGTCAACACTTTTATCCTGTCCAATTCTGTGCAACCTGTCTTCTGCCTGGGTGTTAATCCCAGGTGTCCAATGCCTATCCAAAAACACTGCCATGTCTGCTGCTGTCCAGGTCAATCCCAGGCCACCTGCTTCAATGGTTGCCAACATTACCCTTGTTTCTGGGTCTTCCTGAAATCTCCTGGTGGCCTCTGCTCTGTCCTTCTGTTTTACTTCCCCTGTTACCATGGCATAGCCAATCCCCTTTTCTTCCAACTTGGGAGCAAAAAGCTCAATGGCCTTCCTGAATTGGCTGAAAACAACAATTTTCCTATGCTGGCAGTTTTCCTCAATAATGTCCATCAAGGCATCAAACTTGGCACTTTGCCCAATATTCTTGTCCAGGAGCTGTGGGGAAATGGCAATCTGCCTTAGCCTTGTTATCTTGGCAATCACAACTGGTGCTGCAACCGCTTCTTCTGTAAGTTCTGCAATGGCTTCCCTTTCCATCTGCTTGTATATCTTGGCTTGCTGCCCTTTAAGTTCCACCAAATGCCTGTGGTAAACCTTTGGAGGCAATTCTGTCAACACTTCTTCCTTGGTTCTCCGCAGCATAATTGGCTCCAAAAACTCCCTCAATTCCTGTTCTTGTTCCTTCGTTCCTGGGTCAATTTGCATGCCCCAACCGTTATTATAAACTTGGCAATACCTCTCTGCAAATCTCCAAAAACTGGTGAATTTCTTGGGATAAAGCCTGTTCAACAAGCTCCAAAGCTCCCATGCCCTGTTCAGCATTGGTGTGCCAGTAAGAAGGTAAACCCTGTCAGCTTTGTATTGCTTGACTGCCTTGGTCTGCTGTGCCTTTCTGTTCTTTATTTTGTGTGCCTCATCCAAAATATTGGTTTCCCAATCAATCTGGGCCAACTCATCGTGCAGCCTTGCTGATTCGTAGTTAATTATCAAATATTTGGCCTCTCCTGCCTCAAATTGTTTAATTGCTTGTTCCCTTTTCTTCTTTGGCCCGTCAACTACAATGGCTTCCTGCCCTGCCCACTTTTCAATTTCTTGTTTCCAGGTGTCCTTCAGGGTATTGGGGCATATAATAAGCACCTTCTGGTCTCCCCTGGCTTCGCAGGCAGTTATGGCCTGCAAAGTCTTTCCTGTTCCCATGTCGTCTGCCAAAATGGCCCTGCCTGCCTTCTGAAGAAAAGCAGCCCCTGTCCTCTGGTAGTTCCTTAGCTTGTCTGCAAAATCAACCCCAACTGTGGCATCATCTTTGGTTTTAACCTGCAGCAGTTCCTGCCTTCTTTGTTGAACCCGTTCCAACTGTTCCCTCACCTGCTTGGTAACTTTCACATCACCGTTAAAAGCATTTTGCAACTGCCTTACTATATCCGCTTCCATTGGGTATTCCCACACCTTCATGGTGGGATTCCACTTCCAGCCTGGAACACTTTTGGCAATTTCCTTTTCCTCAAAATCACACTTCAGTGCCAACTTTCCTTCATATTCAAGCAGAATCGCCATTTTCTATAACCCTCCTTATTTTTTCTTTGGCCCTTATGAATACCTTGCTGACAACCCTTTGGCTTTTGCCAACCTGTTTGCCAATTTGCCTCTGGTTATAACCTTCCAATGTCAGCAAGATAATTTGCATTTCCATATCATCCAAAATTTCTTTTATTTGTTCCATAACCACATTTTCACCCTGGTTGGTATCTCTTACCTCAATTTCCATTTCATCAAGGCTTGCTGCTTCTTTATTCTGCCATTTTCTAAGTTCTTTGATTATCTCATTCCTTATCACCCTGTAAGCAAACGTGCTGAAGGCATAACCTTCTTCCTTCTTGAAGTTCTTTGTTGCTTTATACAGCCCCCAAAGGGCAACCTGCTTCAAATCTTCCTCATCCACCATAACTGTTGGAGTAAACTTGTTTGCCACATGGTAGGCAATTTCCAGGTTATCCTCAAGCCTGGGCATTTTCCCACCCCCAGTCAACATAACCTTGTTGAATGGTTTGCCTGTATCCTTCGCTTGGTTCCTGCCTCTTAAAATGGCTGTGCATAACGTATGCCATTGCCTCAACAAACTTGTTTGGGCCAACTTCCACGTGAAAGTTTTGTCTGTAATAAAGATTTGGGTATCCCTCATACCTGTCCAATGGCTCCAAATCCTTATCCGTTATAACGTAAATGGCCCCTTTAACCATGCTGCCAGGAGAAGGCTCTATTGTGGCAACCCCTCTCCTGTAAATCATCCTGTGGTTGTGCAAAACAGTTTTGCACACTGGCTTACTCCCTGGGCAACGTCTCTGCATCTGCCTCTTGTGAAGGTTGCTTCCATAAGCAAAATAAATCAT